ATTAGGCGACAACACAGATCGCATAGCCTTAAGATAGTCTTCTTCGGCTTGCTTGGTATATGAATCCAGTTCTTCATTATTAACAATGTCTAAACCAGACTGCTCTGCCAATCCACTGTATGTTTTCTTTGCAAAGTCTGACGCGCTTTTAATTGCCTTGTAACGCCTGCCAAGCATCTGCACATCTTCGTTTGTATAGTCTTGCAATGGCTTTTCATACGGCACTGCATTTTTAGCAATAATATCAATTGGCGCACGCAAATAGTTTGGATCTAAATATCCACTATTTGCAAAGTTAACTACGCCAGATTTGATAGATGCAAGCAATTCTTCATCAGACTGGAATCGCTTGTATTGATTCATGTCTGGAACATTGCCATATGGAGTTTCAGCCATTATTGACCACCAATTGCAGGATACTGCCTATTGTAATCAGCAAACTTAGACATTTGTTTTTTATACAGACGCTCAAGATTAATGATTCCATTGTCGAGCGCATTGATCATCTTTTTATTATTTACATATGCCAGTGGTTGCGCGATTTGAGACATTGCACGCTTGGCATCACCATCGGTTTGTACGCCTTTGTTTTCCAACAACAATGCGTTAGCTTGTGCTTGCATATTGGAAATATATGTATCTGTCCTATCCTGAGTATCAGACTGCAAACCCAAAATAGATAGCGGAACATTGCTACCACGCGACAATGCGCTAAGATTTATTCTACCGCTTGCAAGATCAGACCTAGCCTTGCGCATGGTAAGCAAAGTGTCTCGCACACCTTGCATATCAGCCTTTACTTGCTGAAATTCTTTGAACACACGATCTGGAACTTTCTGACCTTTAACCGATTTTTCAATCTCATTCATTCGCCTAATCTGATCCAGTGCCTGCTGATTACCCTGACTGGCGAGAATCATCAGATCTTCTCTAGTGATCTTGTTCGGTTGGTTCGGTTGTGGCGCACGACCGACCTGTCGAGCATTGCCGACATAAGCCTGTTCCATGCCTTCAACAGCAGGCGATCCAAAGCGATTAGGTTCACTGCCGAATGGCTTAAGCATTGCAAAACGGTTCACGCCTTCAGGCATCATAGAATCGCCCATAAGCGCGTTTACGCCCATCTCAGAATTCTGCATGGCAACTGGTGGCGGTTCATCACCGTAATCGATGGTCGGTGCTTGTCTTTGCGGAACGCGAATAGATCCGTCAGGATTGACCAAATCTTCAAAACGCAGTTGCTTAGGCGCAGATGGTTGCGGTACTTCATCTTCGCTGATAGCAAAGCCTTGATTCGTGCGCCCTGCGGTATTCTGTGGTGACGGCACTGATGGTTGTGGTGCGCCCTGTGGCATAAAGTTAGGAACGCGCTGTGCGCCAGTTTGTTGCCCCTGACTTACTGGAATAGTAACGCGAGTGCTTTTGTATTCCTGAAATTTATCTGGTGGCATATTGGCTTGCAGATATGCTTCATAGTCTTCCAAACTGACAGGATCTGGATATCCACGAACTACGACATTTCTACCAATATGGATATTCCCAAATATATCAGCTTGCTTCGGAACATCTTTGGCATAAGCTATATTTGTTTTTGGATCAACAAATGTTTGCGTAACAGAAGAAAAGTCAGACTTGGGAGTTCCTGCAATGGGATATGCTTCATCGCCCTGAACAACAACTAATTGATCGCCAACTTTTTCAACAGATCTGGGCAGTAGCGATTTTACTTTTACTTTAATACCGCCTAGTGCAGTTGGACTATAAGTTTGTGGCAATTGAGTTTCAGGGTACAGTTTTTGCAACTCAGGAAGAAGAAAAGAATTATAAGCATCTCCCCTATCAGATTCTGCAACTTGCTTTTCTAATTGCGTAATCAAGTTATAAGCATATTGTGCTTTCTTCTGCTCATTAGCCATTTCGCCTTCTTGATCGGCACGCTTTTTAGCATTAACCATAAACTCATCTTGCAGAGCATTTAGCTTTGCAGTGCGTCTATCAGCTTTGCCTTGTTGCATGGCATTGTAAATACTTGGAATGTAAACTTCAGGAAGTTGCATTATTTTTACCCCCCAGTGCCTTGATCATTTGAGCCACTTCCGTAATATCCTCGCATTGCGTCTTCAAAGTATTTTGACCAGATGTTAGCTTTGCCAATTTTGGCAGTTGCTTGTGCGCCACCTTTCAACATATTTTGATTCATGAAGTTACTAGCAAGGTTTGATCTTTCGCCTGCAATAGATCCAACGGCAGGCGATCCGATGCCAATATCTTCACGCGCACCCCTGCGCCAGTCTTGATATTTGCCAAATTCAAAGTTAGCCATCTCTCTTGCTACATCATCTGCATCGCTTGGGCTAAGTATTCTTCCTTTCATAGCCGAAGTTCGATTCAGGGCATTTTGTATTGCGTTTTTGGCAACATTGTAATCTGGCGTGTTTTGATAGAATGAGAAGTCGCCCTGTCCTGCCATCTTCATGGCATCGCCATATCGACCAAGTGCGTCATACCCAAACTGCGCAAACGGTTGATAGCCTGCAATATTTTGACTAGTGATGTCTTTGGCAAATGCAATGTTCTGGTCGGCAGTCTTGCCAATAATTTTAGACGCGCCCTTTAGACCCTTTTGTGCTTGATTAGATGCGCCGTAGCCAAGCAAGGCATTCATCAGCCAGTTATCGTTAGTGTTATCGCCTTCTGCCATGATCCTATACCTTTGTAGTCTGTTTAATTACGCTTGCGTAAATCATACGCGCCCATAGTGCCAAGTTCAACACATCGTATCTATTGCAAGTGTGGCGCAATGCTACACACGACATCACTCTGCACGAACATAGTATTTGACTCCCAGAGTCTTTGGTCGATTGTCACCAACGATCAGGTTGCCAGAGTCTGCGCCAGAGACCGTAGTGCCTGTACCAGAAGCGACCACAGTTGGCATATGCCTGTGCTGTAGACCGATCGCGTTATCGCCAAATACGCTTCCGAGCAACGCAGTGCTGACATCTGCCAGATACAAGCCATCTGCATTCTCAGGTAGCGTCTCTGTGCCGAGTACCGCATACAGTTGCGGATACAGGGTTCGGCTATAGGTAGATCCCATTGCCAGAAAGCCTTTAGGCGCAATGTCAGACAGCGAAGCAATGATGCCACCAATCGGTATTTGTATCTGCACCAGATCGCGCAGAAAGTTAAAGAAATCCCTAGTCGGCGTACCGTCAGGATTAACGAATGGAATCCGTGAGTGCGGTAGCTGATTAAGCATTAGGTTAGTTCCATGCTCGCCGTGATAATTTCCCTACGCGAGTTGCCACTGGTCACGATCTCAAACAGGCGATTATTGGTTCGACCCAGATTATAGAATCGGATGTCCTTTGCATACTCACCAGTCGCGCCCAGAGTCACTTTGCGGTAGTTCGACCAGTTACGCCCAGAGTCATCGGAATAACGCAACAGGATCTCACTGGTGGTGTTTGGTGGCACATCGCCAGTGTTCATTACAAGGTAGAGTTGATTACAGCGCATCCACTGCCCATTTGTGTGGTAATACTGTGTGCGTCTTTTGCATACTAGGGTATTGAAGGCATCGTCATCGCGGTAGTAATCCCAGTCGAACAGGTACAGGTTACTGGTGTTGCGGTCGATGAAGTATTGCTTGTTGCCCACGCGCACGACTGCCCAAGCGTTACTATTTTTACTAAGAAACGACTCGCGCCGATGCCAGATCTGGGTAGCCATGTCATAGCAGAAAGTCATGCCATCGTTAATGGTCAGGCAGTAGACCACATGACCGCGAGACTCCCACTGGTAGCTGTGGCAGTTGGTCAGATCGGCAGACTTGGCAAACTCCGACTCGATCGCAGGCGTGCTGATAGCTTCAGCCTGATAGCCATTAGCCATGTAGACGCGACCGTCATTGCCAAGCCAGAACGGAATGCCGTTTACCACCTGAATGCTGTTGTTAGCCATACAGCCACGCTGAATGACTGCGCCGTTGTTGCGCTCAAACTGCTGTCCTGCGTTATAGAAGATCTCGATGGTTGACTGGTTGAAGACCCAGATCTCGCGCGTAGTGACCGCCAGACCGACCAGAATGTCTGGTGACGCTTCAGAAGAATATTTATCAAAAAAACTAAACGCCAACGGATCGGCAACATCAGATGTAAACCAATACGATCCATCTGGGAGTAGACCAATCATATATTGGTCGAGAAAACCACAGGCGAGCGATCCTTCAAAGTCTGGGATCTGCGTCAGCGTGTTGTTGGTGGTGTTATAGACATAGCCATTTTGACCACTGTAGATGCTGATGTCATAGCCAGTGCCGTTTTGCATATAGTTCATGTAGCAACGACCAGAGCCGAAGACCGACAGCTTCGTGCCAGTCGCAGGGTACATGGTTGCGCTACCAACGCCAAAGCCGACTTTGAACAGTGCGCCGTCAACGACCAGATACAGCGTGTTATCGACCACCAGATGCGCCTGAGTCGCGCCAGTATCCCAACTGTTCAGGGTAATCGCCCTGTTAGCAGGAACGGTCTTCAGGATCGCTACATTGCGTGCGCCGTCTGATACTTGTGCAATCTCAGGAATATAGTTAACCGTGTCCTGATTCGCAAACGGAAGCGTATCGTCAGTGTAGAAACCGCCCAGAACATTAATAGGCTTAAGCATTGGTTAGCCGTTAACTATGGTGAAAGGTAGGAAAGTCTGCGGTAGCTGATCGACATTGTTAAGCACTGGCGCATTAGCGTAGGCATCACGCAACATAGTGTCATAACATTCACGCGCAGTCTGCTCATATCCCTGAGTCGGAGTCATCTGATACTCATCCAGAAGATCCAGACCAAGAATATAAACCAACGCACGCTTGTGTTTGTCCAAGACATACAGCGTATCGTTAGCAGTTGTGACATCGACCCAACTGATCTGCAAGCCATCTGCTTCCAGACGGTGCATCAGCATATTAAGGATGTCGATACCGCGAGTAATGTCATCGCCTTCAATCTCTTGGTTACTGTCACGAATGCCAGTACGGTAGAAAGATGCTTTGATAAGATCGCCAACAGTGTTCATATAGTCTCTCAAAAAAGATAGGCGGTATTTCTACCGCCCATCTTAGGGTTACACACTAAGCTAAAACAAGCCTTAGTTAGCCAAGATACGGCAAGCCAGTTCCGGTCGGATGGTTTTATAGCCATACAACACATCCAAGCGACAGGGAAATTGATCATTGTTAATATCGTACTGGCGAACAACACGCATCGAGATACCGTCATACACCTCACGAGCCGTGAAGTCACAGCCTTTCGGCATGATCAAGTCGGCGGTCGCGAAGGTAAAGGCATCTTTCTGGAAGGCGAGCGACTGGGTGACATCGGCACTGGCACTAGCGTAGACAGTAATTGCAGCATTGTCGGCAGGCACAGCGTTAACAGTCTGGTAAGCACCAGAAGCAGTGATGGCAGGGTAGATGGCAACAGTACCGCCACCGCCAGTGTAGTTTGCAGTGACAACGAACTGTTGCAGAACGCCAGTGGACAGGCGCGACTCAGGATGAACGGCGAACACATTGGCGATGGTGAACACAGTGCCTTTCGGCAGTGCGCCAGTACCAGTGTCAACGATCAGCGAAGAACCCGACTGCGAAGCACCGTTGACCAGATAGCCAGTGCCTGCGCCAAACGAGAAGTTCGGAAGCAGGGTGTTTTCGTAGATCGCGCTGTAGCCTGCGGTCTTGCCGACCATGCCTTCTTTATACTGTTGGGCAATGGTGGCACTGTCTTGGAACAGACCTTTCAGGGAGTCAACAAGATCCACATTGTCCTGAGTGTTCAGGATCAGGGTGCGGTCGTTAGACGGGGCAAGATTGTCTGCAAGTTTTTTACGGGCTTCCAAAACATTCTTGAAGGTAATGGCAGATCCGTTAGCACCGACAGCATACGGCACATCTTTGACCATGTTGAAGGCATCAGATTCAATCGAAGCCGACAGTTGAGCCATAGCAGGCTCAAGGATGCGCTTGCTGAAATCGTCAAGCGACAGAGTCAGTTCGTTAGAAGTGAAGTTGAGATCCACGCCCTTCTGCGTAGCAACTTGCAGAGTGGTCGAAGTTTCAACGGTGTCTTGAGCCGACAGGGTAGCACCGTCACGAACGGTGTATTTGTTCGGCAGACGGATACGCAGGCTATCACCAATCTTTGCGCCCGATTGAGCGAAAGACGAGTCATAGGCACGATTCATCGAGCCAACGAAGTTCAGCTTCTGATGCAGAATGCGCAGAGCTTCTTTGGTGATGACGGAACTAGTGAGAATAGTATTGGACATTAAGTTATTTCCTTACAAATTGATTGTTAGCGTTTAGAGAGTTGTTTTTGTCGCCACGCCATGAATTCTTCAGTGGACATTTTTTCGGGGCTTTTGTTCACAACAGAGCCACGACTCGACACACTTGGAACTGGTGACGGTGCATTTGATACCTTAGACGGCTTCAATCCTTCGGAAGACTGAGCCTGAGAAATCTTTTCGCTGATCTCGCCAATCGCCAGAAATTGATCTCGTGGTGACATATTTGCCACGCGATACGCGATGTCCTTATATGTAGCCAAGAAGTATGCGACCTTAGCACCGTTTTCATCTGAGCGTATGGCAGAAGCCATCGTATCGGTGATAGGCACATCGTTTGCGTACACTTTCTGCTGATAGTCGGGAAACTCCGACATAACCTCATACTCGCGCATCTTAAACTCATTAACTGTCTGCGCCGTAGACTGCTGTTGTTGGTACTCAGCCTGCTGTGCCATTGACTGCGCCAGAGTGGTTTGTACCTTGTAGTCTGCCAGTGCTTCCAGATACGCTTCTTGATCATAATCGAACTGCTCTAGCGTAGGCTTGTGCATCTGTGGCACTGCTTGTTGCTGTGCCTTTTGTTGCGCCTGCAAACGCCAGAAATCGCGCTCTCTTTCTGCTTCACGCCGAGCCTTCGTGATTTCATCAATGCGCTTTTGTACCTTAGATCGCTTTGCGGTTTCCGAATCATCCGCATCATCGTCTTGGTCTTCAGCGAGTCCTTCTTCTTCGGCAATTTCCGATTCTGCCTGTTCTGCTACTTCTTCAGTAGCTTCGGAGTCTAGCGTTTCTTCAAACGAGTTATCATCAATTTGCATAGGGATATCCTAAGATTTTCGCCCAGTGAAACCCACTGGTAGGCATATACAACTTATGGCACACACTGACAGTCGTCAATATATGCCGATTACCGCATATTATTTCTTATAACTGCCCATAAGCAGATCGTGTGCCTTTTTTAGCGCATCCTTGCCACAGAACTTGATGGTGACCTTGTCCTGCTCATAGCCTTCGTCTTCGGATTCTTCGCCTTCAGCGTAGTCTTCTTCCTCGTACTCGCCATTTTCCATCTTATTCTTGCCCATACCGCCCTTGCCCATCATGAGCATTTTAGCGACCATGTCTTCGATCATCTTCATATCTTTCATTGTTGTTCCTTAAGTTTACGGAAGTTTTCTATTGCTTGGCTAACACTGTCGACCCATTCTTGGTCAAGGTACTGAACTGGTGGTTTTCTCATTGCCAAGTAGTCAGCACGATTGCCTGCATTCTCTGCCTGCTTCATCTCTACATATTTGGCAAAGTCAGGGAACACTGTCTGGTACGGTAGCTGTACGCCAAATGTACCGACTGGAGTTCCTGCTATTTGAGAGTTGTATGTTTTGTGCGCTACGCTTGGATTAATAATCCTGCCAACTTCAGGGTTATACCTGCCAATCGCAAAGCCAGACGACATGGTGGGTGCATTTAATAATTCTGGCACTGTATTGGCAATGCGCAACTTTCCAATATCAGGAATGCCTTCTACAGACTGAATTCCTTTCTTGTCCATCATTTTCATAAACTTGGATCTGTTGCTACCCGTTAAGCCTGCTAACCAGTTCGGCAATTCATCGCTGTTAATTCCGACAAAGTTGCTATAGGGGTATGTAACTTTGCCAGTGTCTTTATTGGTAATTGCGGTATTGCGTATGTCTTTATCAATATCCTTTGCCGTTTTCGCATTAACGCGATTGCGCATTCCTGAGAACAAGTCAGAAATCATGGTATTAAAGTCTACGGCTTGCTCGCCCATTAACAGGTGATTGCTGTAGACTGGCGATCCGCTTTCAGCCAGTTCATTTAACCTATTTAACAGCCCAGTAGATGTTCCGACTTCAGATGCCATGATGCTTTCTGGGTTATCCATCATCCAGTCGCCACCGCCCTGCTCACGAACAGGTACAGCCAGTCTCCTGCCGTCAATTGCTTCGATAACTGTTCCTGCGTTTGCCCTGTCGCCAGTCCATCCAAGCATATATCCACCTTGCAAGGTAGACGGATCGATAACCTGTTTTGTTTGGACATTGGGATTAACGACTGCTCTGGTAACGACCACATCTTCTGGCTTGTATGGCTTAACCAGACCACTGTATCCAGTTTTAATGCCCTTAACACGACTAGGCTTGGCAGTCACAGGAGACAACACACCGCGCAACGGCTTGGCATCCTTAGCACGCGCTACCTTTGCGCCAGTTAGTGCTTCCTCTACAGCGTCAATGACTGGCTTGCGGATCTTGCTCATTTCTTTGCCTTCTTAATCGGTACGCCATTGCGCTCAACAATGTCAATTAGCTTGTCATCGAATACCACATAGTTGTGTGATCCTTCCTGTATTTTATCGTTTGCCCATTCCATAGCTTCCAACTCGGTACTGAATGGTGGACTTGTTGTTATAGTATCTGTAGGAGATTGGAACTGCGCCCCACCACGGTTTGATACTTTTATCCTTGACTTGAACTTTCCACCATCGTTAATTATTCCTAGCAATGTACCGTTTGCTGTACCTCGTGATCCCTGATCTAAGTAGCGAACTCCTGCTAAATCTAAATTACGAAGTTTATTTGAAATATATTGTCTTGCTTGATTTACAGGGACTCTTTCCTTAAACGCATCATCAAGCAATACAACATCATGTAAATACTGACCAGTAACTTTGTTGTTGCCAAAAGCATCTATTCCAGATGATATTCTTTGTTTATTTTCAGGGCTTAATTTTGCAAGAACATTTGGTTGCTCACTTAATGGCTTATCCCAATCAAGGAAGTTCTCAGGGCTTAACGGATCTGTGGCTTCACGGGCATCAGGCCATGCAAGACGGGCTTTGTATAGATTTGCATCAGGCTTATATTCTTGCCTTATAGAATTAGCCCAAGCAATAACATTTGGGTCATCTATTTTTGATAATGCAGTATCAAAATCTACATCTTGGTCAAGCCTTTCCAAAAATTCTAGTTTTGCATACTCAGCATTAGCTTTATTTGCAGGAAGTTTGCTTGCTTTTCTTTCCATTTGAGCATATAGCTCACCAATAGACTTATCGCCTATGGTTGAATTTCCTTTGGAAAACTGTTTTAAGTAAGCAAGCCCCGTTCCTTTTCCCTCTGCAAGATATCCACCATGCCCGTAAGCCTGTGCGCCCTCGCCTGTTCCAATCTTGTTCAGGTCAAAACGGTCAAAGCTATAAGGTGATGCATGATATAGGTTCTCGATTGCGCCAAGTTGATTTCTAGGAATGTATTGACCATCTGCTGTACGAATACCTCTTGCAATATCGCCAAATTCATCGATAGCTTTAGCAGTAACCTTTGCGCTCTTAACAGCACCTTTGGCGACAGGAATAAGTGCCAGTGGATCAGCAATTACCTCTGCGCCCTTAGCCACAGTAGGATCTTCAATGTCTTTCGTGCCAAATACTCTAGGCACTCTTTCGCCAAGCATCTTACGGAATCGCTCATCCTGACTATCAGGCTTAAGCCTGCCTTGTCGCCAGTGCATCATACTGTTTAGCGCATCAAGATATGTGCCAGTGTTTTTGGCTAGTTCTTTAGCATAGACATCTGCGACATCGCCAAACTGAATATCTTCCATCTGCATGGTGTTGGGATTCAGTTGCGTGCCTGCTTTGCCAGTGCGTAGTTCATTCTCAGCGTACAGCGCAGTCTGACCGATACCCTTGCCAGTATCGACAATCATGTCACGGATACCGCTACCAATCTGGTACGGCAATGACTCGCGCACCTTGTCCATAGTGGTCTTGGGCTTTCTGGCATCAATTCTTTGCTGTTTGCGCTCTTGTTCTGCGCTGTAGCGAGAAGACTCAGCGATCGAGTTCATCTCAGTGGCTAGGCTATTGATGCGTGTCTCAGCGTTTTGCAACTGCTGTAAGATTGCATTGTATGCGCCTTGATTCCCACTTTTTTGAGTAGCTTCAAGGCGAGTTGCGAGAAAGTCTGCGTGACGCTCTAGCGCATCAAACTTGCGCCTTAGTTCATCATACTTATTCTTTCGGGCAGTCGGATTTTGACTCAGTTCAGCCAGAACTTTGTTGCCAGATCCAGAGTAGCTTGCCTGTGCCATGTGTGTCCTTAGCTGAACATATTAGCCATGCGTTGACGCATCATAGCTTCAAACTCAAGATCTTCTGCCTTCTTACCAAACGCCTTGTCAGCACCAGTCAGCCATCCTGCGCCCTGAACATAGTTGCCACCGACAGTGCCTGCCTTGTTCATGTCAAAGTAGCCTTTGTTGGCAGTCATCGGATCGACATAGCTTGGTGCGTTACGGCTTTGGTATGCGCTCTGGTTAGCACCGAAGATGAAGTCCAGATCAGACGGCATCGGCATCTTTTGTGGCGTGACACGCTGTTGTGGTGGTGCAGTTACCGTCACATTGTCCATGACTTGTGGTTGTTGTTCTTGCTGTTGCGCTTGTTGTTCTTGTG